ACCTGCATTTCTTCACCGTTAAAGGTCAAAAACTGCTGTCTGAGTACCGACACGCTGTCCTTTGTGAGCATATCAAGTGTGATTTTTTCTTTTAATTCCATTTTTTCATACCTCCGTTATTTAATTTTGTACAAGCAAATCACATTAATTTGCTCGCCGTCTGCGAATGTATATGCGGTCTTATCCTGAGTCGAAAACTGTAGCCAAGTGTTATTTTTCAGAATGGCAAATTTAAAAATCTTGCCGAGGTTTGAAATGCCGACACAAAAAACATTATCCACAGCAATGCACTTGTACGGCAAATCAATCAGCAGATATGTACTGCTTGCTCCAATTGTAACAGCGTTCATTTTGACCGTTGCACTGACGATTACGATGTCACCAATCGTCTTATATGTACAGCTTGCACTTTTGATTTTATTGGTGACGGTTGAATACGGTGTGAGTGTTGATGTACCGCTCTCTATGTTCGCTGAATCGTATTTACCGTCAAGTGAAGCTTGGGTTGTCTTTTCAAACGCAAAAACCTCGTTTGCAACCTCTGGGACGCCTTCTGCGACTGTATTTGGTAAGTAGATTGATTCTTTTTCGGCGACCATAATTTTGGACACCTTGAAAAATCCTATTTCGGAATAAACAAACCGAATCAAAATATAAGTTGTGTCCTCTGCCGTTGTAAATGAACCAAAGCCCCCTTTTAGCTCAAAGTGATTAGCTGTAATTCCATTCAAGAAAACATCTGCTTCGCATTTTTTTGACGATGGTAAGCACGAAAATAAATATTTTGTATTTGGCTTAACTGCCATTCTCATAGATTGCGGTGCTGACGAATTCCATCCGTTAGTGTACGAACGAGCTTCATTACCGGTAAAAGTAATTGATTTTTCGCTATAATCTACTTTGTCGAGAGTGCCTCTGTAAACCGGAGTAGTAAGCCCCTGCAATCCTTTCGCCCAATCATCGAAATCAAAAATATTCGAGCTGCTGACAAGATTAGCTTTGTTTGCTAGTGAGGTATCAACATCTGCCTTATCTGCTTTTTCACCGAGCGAATTATCGGTTTCAACCTTTGAATAAACGGAATTGCTGTCAGCTTTTCCGTTAATGCTATTTGTGAGATTGGTCACGGTGTTGTTAAAGTCGGTACGGCTTACTTTAAGCTCTATTGCCGTTGTATTTGACTCTGCACGCTGTTTTACCTCATTGACAACATCTGTATTGGCTTTATTGGTTAATGCTGTGTTGAGGCTTTTAAGGCTTGCATTCACACTTTTTTGGTTGTTCGCAATTGTTGTGTTGATTGTTTTGACAGATGCATCAACATCTGCCGAGTTTGCTTTGGCTTTAAGAAGTGCATCAGATTCAGACTTAGTATATACGGATGATGCATCTGCCTTGAGTGATAACTGCTGACTGACTTTCGCTGATTCAGCTTTGCTGTTAATGTTTGCCCGAACATCCGCTGACAGCTTGTTAGAGGACACGCAATTATCGGCAAGGTTGTTTGTACTTACTGTGCCTTTTGCGTTTTGTAGGGCATCTGTGATACCGTATCCTGCAAGCGTGGTACTTTTATCTGCTTTCTTCTTAACTTCTGCAAGGTATTCCTCGGTTCTGTCTGAGTATTGCTTTGCTCTAAGGAGAGCATATGCAAGGGCATCAAAGTCTGATGTGCTTTCAACTTCATTGTCATTGACAGAGTAATACTTGTTGATTACCCATTCGGGAGCAAGCTCACTCTCAAAACGGTTCAGCTTGTAAAATCTGCCATCTTCATAGTAATAATACTTATCGTAACCATCTGCCCAGTCATCAGGCCGTGCTGTCAATACTGTATAAGTCTTGAAGAGATTTCGTTCTTCGACCATTGTACTAAAAACAGGGGACGCGAGTATTTTCTCTCTTGTTGATGTAACAACAAGCTGATAACTGACGATGCCGACACAAGTTGTATCCTGAGTGTGGATAGTGTATGTGATGTTGCCGTCCTCGTTAATTCCGCAATCACGGACAATTGTTGTGCCATCGGTTTTTTTGCCGTACATTGTCACAACAACAGATTCCTCTTTCCCCGCAACAACATCAAGTAAATTGATGCCGTTTGCAAGCGAAATGATGAATACAATAGAGTTGGCATCGCCCTGTCTGATACCATCTATGCATAACTGATTCCCCGCTTTGGAGCAGTCAAGCGTAAACTTCATCGTTCTTGATTTCATAAAATCACCTCTTTAAATAATTATAGGGTAATCCTGTGCGGTACACTAACCACACAGGATTCGTTTTTATTTGCTTGAATCTTTTTGAGCTGACTTAGTCCATTCGCCTAACACGGTTGACAATGATTTGCCTTCCCACTTCATATAGCCTGACTCCTGCAGTTTCTTGCTGATTTTCTGCATTGTGTCACGGTCATTATTAAGAAATGCTTTTTGATACTCTTTCTTATACTGCGTAGTTAGTGCAGTACGGACAGAGGTCTGTGCTTTTTTCTTAGCCTCTGTTGTGGTTTCGCCTTTTGCAATCTGCTCTTCGTACTTCTCATTGTAGAATGTTTCAAGCTGTTGCTTTGCCTTTTCGGGGTTATTGTCAATAAGTACATCATATGAGTTTGCGTATTCACTACCTTTTCGACCGCCCGATGAACCGAAGTAAGTGCTGTGACCGCTGATTGCATCCGACAAATTAGAGAAGATACCGTTAATGATATTGCTGTAATTCTTCAATGGGAATCCTCTGAAAAATGCAAGACCATCGACAGATAATCCCCATAGGGCATCTTTTGCTTTGTCGAGGTCAAAATTACCTTGTGCAAGAGCAACAATAACATTCTGGTTAAAGTCACCGATTGATGAAGTAAAGTCATTGAGCATTGACACAACATTGTCAGAAGCAAAATCATAATCTTTACCGTTAATCTGATTTTCAATGAAAGATGCAAGTTCAGCACCACCAATCGGAACAAGAACGCTAAATCCTGTTTCTACCCAGTCAATACCGAGTCTTTCAAGAACAGATGAAAGAGTGACCTCATCATTTTCATCTTTGTAGCGTTCAGGTTTATGAAGAGCGAGAGATGCAATAAAGGTCATTGCAACGAAAGTAAGTGCTGACATCATCTGTGAAGAAACTGCTTTTGCAAGTTTTTGTTTCTTGACATCTCGAAGTTCTGCATTGTCCTTGTTTGCCTGATAATCCATAATTGCATCATACAAAATACCTGTGTTCTGCAATGGCTGAGTTTTGAACATAAATACAGACTTTAACAACTCGTTTGAATTTTTCTGTATCTCGCCTCGATGCAAACTGTCATACATAGGCTGTGTTTCTTCAAGGATTTGGTCATATAACTTTGTGACCTCGTCAAAATATTCATCAGAGCCTATTTGGTCAGCTTTTCCCTGTTCTTTATAAAGTCGGCTTACTTCTTCTTTAGTAGCCACCCAATGCAACGCTGTTGTAATACAGTCTGTACCCTGTATCCATTTTGCAGGGTTGAGTGCTGTGGGCAGTTTCTTACCGAGCCAAGAGTCTTTCATTGCCTCAATTTCCATCGATGACAAGCCAATTCTACGCATATAATGACCTGCCGTGTGTGTATCAATCTCATCTGTAAGCTGTTTCCAACCACCTTTGCGAGCAATCTGCTGAATGCCTTTGACTGCACCGACAGATACGGAACGCATTGAAAGAATGCTTGATGCTGTGTACAATGATGCACCCTGCTTAATAACTACCGATACAGAGCCTTTGAGTGCCGATGTAATCATATTATCTCTGACTGCCCTAACAATCTTATTGATTGCTTTTTCGGTCTGAGAGTTTGATTTTCTTGATGTCTGTAAATCAGTCATTACCTGTTCGATAAACTGAATAGGTTTGTCAGAATTAAAGGTTTCTCTGAGGGAGTTTCGGACGGAGTCTGTTGCAATCTTGTTACCGTTTTCGTTTGTGTCAAACAACTTAACATTGAGTGCCTTGTTAAGATTGCGAATAGGCACAGCGTAACCGTAATACTGTCCGACATCTCTTATATGCTTCGATATAACGCTGTCGAGTCCTGCAATGTTAAGAGCCTGTGGTGCGTTTCTTTTCGTAGATTTCAGCATACCCTTGTTGACAATGGTCGCATCGTACTTTAGACCGTCAATCTCCGTTGAAAGAAAATCTTTATTAACAGCAAAAGGTATGTAGTATCTTTCGGTTGCAATGTCACGATGAAGAAGAATTGCAGAAGTGTCATTGATGTAAGCATTTGAAACCTCATTGAAGAGAGTTTCAGCAAGTTCACGATAATGGTTTTCAAACTCTCCCATTTGACTCTGCACAGCCGATATGAAACTTAAATTAATGCCTCTGATAGTCTTTCTTTGAGCAAATGCCTTTTCATAATTGCCTTTACTTATCTGTTCGGCATCAAGCAGAGTAACACCGCCTCGCTCCATATGGTCAAGGTGAGAGTCTTCTGTATGTTCTCTTGTCCAAGACATCAGTATCTGCAATCCCTGTGATTTTGTCATTTTGACAGTCTGTGCAACATTCTTATTGTCACGGTATTTGATTTCGATGACATCGTTTTTAAAGCTTTCGTACTCCTTTGGATTTTCTTTGATAAAATCATTGAGAGGCTTTTCGGCAAGCATCTTAAACATATTGTACTTTTCTGTACCTTCGTTAAGAGCATTGATGTGATACATAAGCTCGGCATCCGCATTGTAGCCTGTGTACTTCGCCATAAGTCGCATCGGTGATAATACTTGGTCAAGTAATGAGTCCATTACATTAAGCTTAACATCACCGAGTTCTCTTGTCTGATTAATAATCCTTAAACCTGACTCATAGTTAGTAATAGCATCCTGTCTACCAATCTGCTTAACAGCATCCCTTGTTGCGTTGTACACATCTTTGACAATCTGTTCAATTTCCTTAGCCTCTTCGTGTGTGAGTCCTTCGATAAGGCTTTCTCCCTGTGTCTGCTTCTTGATTTTGACACCTTCAAGTCTATCATCAAGGTAATCGGCAAAGCCTTTTATTTCCTCGATAATTTCCTCATTGTAAGCATTGTAAAAATCACCGTAATGCTCATCGCTTTGATTGACTTGTTCAAGCTGTTGAGAGAGTTTTCTCAGATTGTCTGACATCTTAGTATCGTTATCGAGATTGATTGAATCAAGAAGAGTTGATGTAATGCTCTTGATAGGCTCATTCAAGCCGTATGGAATATACATCTTTTCTGTCGGATGCAAGACAGCATCTAACAATTTCTTCGAGTATTTCTTGATTTCACTGATTGAGTGTGACCAATCCTGATTATCCTTGCGTTTTTCGGCATCTGCTTTTCGTTTCTCACGGTTTTTCACGATAATATCATCAATCTTATCATTCTTCTGTTTACGGAGTTTTGCAACGGCATCCTTGCGTTTCTGCGTTTCCTGCTTTCTGATTTCAGCAATACGCTCATTCTTCTGCTCACGCACCCTTGCAATTTTCTTAGAAGTTTCGTATTTCAAGATGTTACGCATTGCCTCAGTTGACTCCAGTTTTAAAAGATTTTTGTCTTTGTTTACGATTTTTTCTTCGGTTTCCGCTTTAACTTTCATAAGCGATGCAATCTCCGCTTTGTCGCTCTTAGAGATGTTGTCTTTGGCATTGATAGTCTTAATTTTGCTGTCAATCTCATTAAGCTTATCGTTGAGTTTGTTCATTTGCTCAAGTCCCTGTTGATAGGTCTTGACGGTATTTCGCTCTGATGCGTTAATTGTTGTTGTTTCAAGAGCCTGTGCGAGTGCCTCTCGGTTGCTGAGAAAGTCACCTCTGTTACTTGAGAATTGAAGATTATCATAAGTTACACCCGATTTGTCTGTATATTCCGTGTTGATTGCTTTGTGCGTAGCATCTGCTCTTTGACTTTCGTCAGCATACTCATACATGGGAATATCCATTTTTTTGAGAGCAGTTTTTAATTTTTCGTCTGCATCAGCAGGAATAACCACCGCCATTACCTCGTCAAATCCTACAACTCTGTGTGGCTTTGCCTCGAAGTATCTTACTGGCATTTCGGCAATCTCATCTCTCGCTTTGAAAAGTTTATTAATCGTGCTTTTTTTGAGGTTACCATAATACTGTTTAAGATATTTATACACTCCGTCAATAGTATTGTACCTTTTAAACGCATCCACAACACTATTACTTGCCTCTATATAGCCATCGTCAAATTCTCTGTTGCTGTATTTACTACTGTCCGCAATCTCTCTTATTATCGGAGCAAGCAGATTGGAAATGTTTTCCTTTTGGGTTTCGATTTCATCAGCCGATAATTCTTGTAACTTATGTTCATTACTTTTAATTTCTTCAATGCTATTGAGATTTTTGGCTGATATTGTTTTAGCGTATTCTATTCCACCAAAAAAAGAATTACTGATAGCACTCCTTCCTACTTTCATAGCTTTGACTACATTATCAATATTGTAATCGTAATGTGTCTGTTCAAAAGATTTCCTACTGCCGTCATTGTTATACAAGTTAACATCATCTCTGATAATATATTTATCACCGATGACACCGCTTTCAGAAAGCATATCGTCTATATACTTTTCAAATTCCGCTTTATGCTCATTGATAGCATTTTCTATACCTTCTTCATATGAGTATTCAGTCACTTCTTTTTTAGCATTACCTTTGGCATATTCAATGCAGTATTCAATTGACTCTTTGGAATCGCTGTACACATCTTTAGATTTTGCACAATCATCAAGAGTGTTTTCAAATCTTTCGACTTGTCGCAACGCAATCCGCAGTCGAATTGACTCTTTAGCAACCTTTAAAAAAGCATCTCGAAATTCTTTGTCATTAACAAGTCTATCAAATGTACAGTTGTTGTTTTTGATAAAAGACTTGACAGTTGGGTTTGCGAAAAATGAGAATTTAGGTTTTTTTTCATATGCAACAGGGGTAACCTCAATATTGTTTTCTTCAATGAAGGCTTTTCGTACATATCTGTCATTTAAAAATTTACGCTTAATTCCATTTAAATCATTAGTGTTAAATATATTACTTTCGAGATAATTCTCAGATAAATCTAACTTTTTCGCAATTGCTTTAAGGCCCTCAGCGTTAATTTTGTATTCCGTCTGTGGAAAGGTACTTGTCCACGCATCACGGCTGTACACATTGTTATTACTGTTATTCTGTGGGTCAATCGTGTCCTTGCTAAACAACAGAGTAACATCGCCAAAATCATCGTGAACACTATCAGCTTTCTCAATTGCAATGCTCGGTACTGGTAAACCTGCTCCGTCAAAATCGTTGATAAGATTCATAAGGTTCTGTGAACTTATATTGTGTGTTGCTACAAGCGTTCTTTCTCTTTCTGTAAGAAAATCTCCTGTTCTTGTATTACTTTGAGTTTTTGTATTATTTTCTTTTACAGAAGATTTATTTGTATGAACTTTTGCATTCTGATTTTTAAGTCCTTCGATGACAGCTTTTTCGTACTTATCAACAATTGACTGCAGTTTTTCAGCATTGCTTGCAAGGTCGTTAGCAAGTAGTCTTGCCTCATCGGTCATACCTCTGTTATCCTTGAGAATGCTTTTAATCTTGCTAATAACCTTCTTAATGAGATTGATAAACTTCTTACCAACAGAAGGATTCTCTTTTGACATTTTTTCAAGGATTTTTGCTTTGTTAACAAGGTCAGAAGAAAATTCAGCAACTGCCTCTCTTGTCGCATAAATTTGTCTTTTATCCTCTGACATTTTTTGCCATTTGTCGCTGTTGCGTTCTTCAAGTATAGAATAATGCTTATCGACTGCATCGTTGAATGTATCAGCACCAACGGCATCCTGAATAGCTTTTGAAAGCTCTGCATACTCTGTGGGTGCGTGTTCAGCAAGGTGGGAAAGTTCGTGACCGAAAGTTGACATCATCGCACCTTTACTTATAACATCGTTGATGGTTTCCTTCTTTGCGTTAATATCAATCATTATGGTATTAGTCAAAGAGTCATAACCACCGTTATCGTCTATATACACACCGTTTTCGTCAGCCCGTGATGCATAAAACTTAACATTCAAGCCGTGATTAGCATAGCCTGAGATATAATCAACAGATGCTTTCTGTTCATCGTTAAGTTTGATACCTTCAAGAGCGGAAGTGTCAACCGTACCTTTAGCGTAACCGTTTGTTTTGTCTTTCCATTCCTGCTGTAATTTTGAAAGAGCGTTGCCAGCTTTGAGTGCCGTTGTGTACTTATTTAAGCCATCTTCATAAGCCGATACTTGTACATTGTACGGTAACTGTGATACTGTGCTATTCAAGCTCTGAAACGCAACCGCACGGACACCCTGATTGAAAAATCTCGCATACTCCATAGCGAAAGTATCAGGTTCGATTTTATCTTCCAAGCCGTTATAAGCATCTTTCATCTTATCGACCGTATCGGTGTTGATTGTCATATTTTTAGAGTTTTCCGAAAGAAACTTGTCGAGCGTTTCGGCATTGTTAAGATTTGCATCAGCATCACTTTTCTCAGCGTTAAATTCAATGAGGCTCGGTGTGAACAGTTTTGTGTCTGCGGAAAGCAATGCAGTCTGCTGATTAAATCTTGCACTCTTTGCCTGATTGACAACATCGTTTGCAAGAAGTGACTTTAAACTTTCAGACTTTTTGATTTTTTCGAGGTCATCGTCTGTTAAATTTTCACCGTTTGTAAGTTTGTTTGCAACAACATTTTCATCCGATGCAAGGTTTGCTTTTTTGATAACTCTTTTAAAGTCTTTTTCTGTTGGCATACTTTCTGTTGCTTTTTCGTATGCCTCGCTCTGCAAAGCTCCGAGTCTTGCATCAGTCGGATTGCTTTCATAATCGGTAACGCTGTTATTAAGACCGTAATGTTTGGCAAGATTCTTAACTGTGTCTATGTTATTAAGAGAGGATATAGATTTTCCTGCCTTAATATTTCGTCTGTACTGAGATGTATTGACGGCAGTACCCGAAATTCCGCCCATCAACGCTCCGCCAATTGCATCCTGTATAATCTGACCGCCGTAATTCAGCATTACTGCCTGTCCTGCCTCGGTTTCAGACATACCGCTGTCAATATATCTGTCATACTCTGTCTCAAGCTGAGATAAGCTACCGTTAATGATTTCATCTGCTACACTATCAAGGAGTGTTGCGGATACTTCTTCCGATGCCTCGGTCAAAATCTGCTTTCCTGCATTCTTTAAAATGCTCTTGAATTCCTTTACACCGCCATTTTTAAAACTTTTCAGTTTACCAAGTGATACACCTTCGGTAAGCACTTCAACACCTGCATAAGCAAGACCTGTGAAAAGTGCCTGTTCTACAGAACCGCCATTTTCAACAGTATCATTAAATCCCTGTGTTGCTACTTCCGCACCCATCATAGACAATCCGACAGCAGGATTTGCATATGCGATACCCATACGAATAGCGTTATCAACAAGGCTGACTCCCTGTTGGTAAGCCAATCTTCCTAACGGATTATCTATATTACTTGCGACTTTTTGTTGCAGTAAATTGTTTTGGTACACGGCAGATTCCTCGGGATTATAATATCCGTCACCGCCTGTCCATTTATCGACAACAGATGCAACTTGTTTTGGTGAGGATTCAAAAGCTGACGGAATCATATTAAGCGTACTTATAGCCGTACTTGCAATCGGGTGTTTATCAGCAAAATCTTTAATATTTTCATTTTCTTTCTCAGCTTTTTCTCTGTCTTTTGCTCGTTTGTAGTATTTATAAATTTGGTCAACATTCCAACCATCGAGAGTTTTAAGCGAATTAAAATTAGTTTCAATAGCTTTTTTCTCTTCATCGGTATATAAGGAATCTGTCGGCGATTTGCCTTTTTCGAGTTTCTCTTTTAAAGCATCCTTGTTATATGTATCAAATGAATCTTTGGAGTGTTCCTCTTCATATGACTGCATATCATAGTAAGCATCAAGAGTTTTTGCCACTTCGGGATTTTGCTTGCGGAAATCAGTATAGTATTTCTTTTCGTTTTCAAGTTCCTTTTTTTGGTCAATTTTTTTCTGTAGGTTATCGAGTTCGGTTCTTTGGTCGGTGCGTTCTTGCAATTTCTTTTTTGCGTTTTTGCCCTGCGTAGTGAAGGGATTGTTATTATAACTACCGCCAATTTCGGCATATTCCTTGTTGAAATCGCCCCAAGTGCTGTCATACTCGGCTTTCTTCTTGTCATATTCCTTCTGTAAGTCATCGGAAGTTTTGGCATCCTCTTCTGCCTGTGCAACAGCAGATTTGTATTCCTGTTCTGTGTCAAAATCTGACATTGCATTTTGAATTTCTTTTGCTGAATTTTTATAGTAGTTTTCAACATCTTCTGCGTTTTGAATATAAGCTTGATAATCTTCCGTGTCCTCTGTATAGCCGTGTTTAGCTACATACTGTTTTGCTAACGCACCAAGAGTATCGGTTGACTGTTGGTCAGTAGATGAAATTTTATTAAGATTGTCAGTAATATACTTGTAAGCACTTGTAACATCTTTTGGTAAATCACCGTCAAGTATATTTTCCTCGACTTCTTCAAGGCTTTTATAACCATTATCTGATAAAGTTTTATAAGCTGACACCATATCATCAGACAATTTATTTGAGCCGTTATAATACTTTGCAATATTATCAACCTTATTTTTCATTGAGTCAAAGGTGCTTTTACTCAATTCATTTTGTGCGTTTTTGTTTGCAAGCTGAGATGAATTATAGTACCTTGACATAATATCAACACCTGCTGAGGCTTGTGCTGTGTCAGTCTGTTCCTCTTCTTCCTGACCAACCGCCTCTTGTGTACGAAGATAGTCAAGCATTGATTTATTGTTTGCTCTATCACTCTGTCCGAGTGTACTTCTCATTGTTTTATTTTTGCTTTGTGTATCGTCAATAGTTGCGGAAGAACTCTCAACCGAACTTGTCGATTGAGAGTCATTATCATTATTTTTCTTTTTGAGTAAATCACGAAAAGTCATAAAATTTCTCCTTATTTAGTAGAAGATTTCTGTACTCTTTTGAGTGTCTTTGCAAGGTCGGAAGCACCATAATATTTAGTGATATAGTTAATCTCACCACTCGAAAGAGTGTGATTAGTAAGTGCTTTATCCATATACTTTTCAAGCACATTGTTGATTGCTTTTGTGTAATCACCGCCGTATTTACTGTACTGTAAAGAGTGTGCCTCACTGTCAATCTTCTGAATGTATGCAGAGGTTGTATTGTTGCTTGTTGATTTTGCGTTTACATTATACCAAGACTCAGCACTTTTTTTAGATGATGACGAGTTTTGTGCTTTGTATGAATTGATTTTTTCGGTTGCCCTGTTGTTGCGAATTGTTTCAGCAAGAGCAGACTGTCTATAAGCCTCTTCGGCTTTGTTCGCTCTGATTTGTTCTGCGAGCTGTGCATTCTTGTATGCCTCTTCAATACGGTTTGCTCTTTCGGTTTCTTCCTGCTGTGCCTGTTCTGCACGCAATGTTTCGCCCTGTTTCCAGGTGTCAATATCATTGCTTGATGCAGTACCGTACTGATTTGTCGCAAGATTAGCGGAGTTGTAAAGGTTTGTACCTTTCTGATTCCAAGCGTTGAGGTCATTACTCTGTGCATTCTGCAATTCACTCTGATACAAGCCGTACAGATTGTTATATACATTCCAGTTGTTAGACCACTCATTCTGCTGTTGGTTTCTGTCTTGAGCGTACATATTGTAAATGTTATTAAGTCTGTCTGTTTCGGCATTGTAACCGCTTAATGCCATACTGTAATAATTGCCGATGTCATTGTTAAGCTGTTGCAGATAACCTTGATAAGCCTGAGAGCCTGCCGTTGTTGCGTAACTGTTGCCGTAACCGCCTGTCATCGCAGATGCCTGACCTACTGTATCAGCCATTGCAACCTTGCCCATATTCTGATACTGCTCTTTCGCCTGTTGAAAAAGCGTATCATTTGAAAGGTCATAGGAAAACGGTTTACGGTTGGCAACAGCGTTCATCGCTTTGTTATAAGCTCCCTGATTGCCGTATTTAAACTGCTGTGAGAGATTGTTGTTACCGTATAACTGATTAAGTTTAGCCTGTGCAGAATTTATCTGACCACCGAAACCACCTGCCCCTGTTGTGTAGCCTGTCTGAGCGTAATCGTTATATCGGTTTGTTGCATCATCCTGTCGGTTCTGATAATTTGTTGCATTAGCCGACTGATTGTATTTCTGATATACATATGCCATATGTTTTAATCTCCTTTCGGGTTCTGTTCCTTTTCAAATTCATCGACTCGCTTGCGGTAATTCTCATACTCTGCCTGTACAGTTGTTAATGCCTTGTTCTGCACAGACTTGTACACTTCGCCAAAAGCCATTTCAATAATTATCGGTGAAAGCTTAGGATAGTTAGCAAGCTGATATAATTTGTTTTTCAAATCCATAATCAATACTGATTCAGGTGCTTTCGGTGGTGTGTTTGTTGTGTTTTCTTCTACTCTTTTTGTGATGTTTTTGTCCATAGAAATTCTCCTTTTATTAATAACTTGTAATCAACCCATTAACTACCTTGAGTGTGCTATATGTCCAAGTAATTGAGCCATTACTCCCTGATTTTATTGTTCGGATATACGGTATATCTGCTGTAACCGTGTTGTATAGCTGACCGTTTCGATTGTCTTTGGTACGCAATCCCATTTCAATAGAAACATCTCGCATCCAAAATCTGCGTATTGTACTCCAACCGCTGTTGAATGTGTTACCGCCAAAAAAATCAGCGTAGCAAAATACACCTTCGTTATCGTTTCCGATTGCGTTGTTTTTAGCAAATGCTAATTGCGTTTCATAAGCATCCCCTTTTTCGTAACCGAAAGAAATAAACTTTCCGTTAGCTTTATCAAGGTTAATCGCAAGTCCTTTTATTGATGGTGCAGTTTTCCATGCAGTAGCACCAATGTAACCAATTGACAGATTATCTCGCCAAAAAGACTGTCCGTATTGCGAAACACTCGACATTTTCTTGCCAAAATAATAAAAGTTAATATCACCGTCTTCAAGCTTAATAACATTGCCAAGTTTCGATTCACTCCAAGCAAATTCAACCGCATTTGCCGATTGCCGAATGATGCTTTGGATAGTGCTTGTACTTGTTTTCTGCGTAACAGTTGATGAGATTTCATTCGATTTAACCGTTAAGTTTGCAATATCCGTTGTGTTTGAGTCAATTTTACTTGCCCAAGCTGAAATCGAGTCATTAACATTTGCAATAGCCGTTGTAAGCTGTTCACCTGTTGCGAGCGTGTTGCGGTATGCTACATCTATCTTTTCGGCTGTGATAGAGCCTGTGTAGATTTTTGAACCGTCAATAACCGTCTGACCGTTTTCTACTTTTGCCCAAGCTTTGATTTCTTCTGCCGATACAATCAACGGAATTGTCTTTGTGTAGACTTTGTTGTTATAACCGACTTCAATCTTGATAGCCGTGCAAGTCGCTATATATGCGTTGAATTCTCCCGACAGCGAAAGAGAAAAATTATTTGTATTTTTCTTTGACTTGTAAAATACAGATTTGTTGCCGTTCATTCTCCATACTCTTATCTCACTTGCAGTTACAAGCTGTGTATTACCGCCTGAGTTCTGACGAAACTCAATGTTTATTGTTGACGGTGTACAAGATGTACCGAGAATGTTTTTGTTGACTGATGATACATCAGTATAGATTTCATAAGCCTGTGCATCTATGCCATCTTTACCGTCTTTACCTTTGATTTCACCTGTGCAAACAAAAGCACCGTTTTTATTGTTCCACACAAACAAATAGCCTTTGACAATGTATGAATCACCGTTGTTAAGCGTTGTTGTACTGTTGTTAATGATACTTGTACAATCAGAGTCAAAATACAAGTCATAAGGAATGCCAATTTGATAATCTTCATTCTTTTTATATGCTGTGCCGAGAATTTTAACAGAAGTACCGTCAACACCGTCAGAAACACAACCAATTGAGCATACTGCCGTGTAGATTGTATTGCCTGTGTCGGCTTTACTTTCAGCTTTGACATACAGTACAGATGAGTTTTCAAAAGCGGTTGCGGTTGAAATCCTCATATTCATTGCGGTTGCTGTTCGTGTGTACTTTGTCCACACTTCACCGTCATTCGAGGTGTACCACCTTGTTGATGCAACATTGATGTTTCTTGCTGTGAGATTGACTGCAATATTTTGAACATCGTAACCGTCTGTTGCTGTCTTCTTAACAAGCGTAGCGTTCGGGCGGATATCAATGCCCATAGCCATATCAGTAAGAGCAGTAATATCCAATCCGCCAATTGTACCCGATGTTGCATTGACATTACCGAAACTGTCAACAGTAAATGTACCGTTACCGATATTGATACTACCGCCAGTTATTTTTGCATAAGGGAAATATACTGAGTCTTTGTCGAGATAAAAAAGCTTTTTGTTTTCTGCCCACCAAGACATCTCAGTTGGTGTAATTCTTGTCTTGAGATTTGACCGTGTATCGATAACCTTGCCGTTGTACTCGAAGGAATCCGAGAGCAAACCGACTTCAACACCGTATATCGGACTTGCTCCGCTCTCATCAAGTAAACCTTGCTTGATATACGAAGTCTGATTGACTTTGTAATTATCAAGGTCTGTTTCGAGCTGTGATGCATAATTGTATAAATATTCAATTCCTACACTACTCCCTGAAATGTCGAGCGTTGTGTCACGAAGATATTTACCAAAATCAGAGATAGCAACATAATTACCGTTCATCTGCGATGTGAATTTTTCATCTGACTGTATCACTACATCTGCTGTCTTAATTACAAGGTCACGGATGGTAGTATAACGGCTCATAAGGTCTTTGTTGACCTCTACGATATCGCCATTGGATGCAGACAGAGCCGATGCTGTCTGCTCCCACATCTTATCTACTGAAAGGTTGGCAAGTGTTGCGTTTAACTGTTCATTGTTACGGTATATGTAACTGCGTATCTGTGCAAGCTGTTCTTCGGCTGTACCGTTGCCGATATTTGGCAAATCAATAAAATTCACTATACATCACTTCCAATCTCCAATACCTTTGAAATCGAATAAATTTTGCAAGTACCTCTTCCCTCGATACGAATTGCAAAATGGTCACATCTGCGAGGCAGGACAGGTATGCTATAAGATTTCGTGCCGTGACCGCCAATCGATGAAACTGTTTCCCAATGCTCTGAGTCATCATAGCGAATACGCACTCTAATTTGGCTTGTAATCGGTTTTTGCACTCTGAGTAACATTCTTCCTACATACTTGTTATCGGAGTAGGAATAGCCTATAGAGCCTGTTTCTGCATACCATTCAAAGTCATCTTCTGTCGTACCTCTGCCTGTTGTGGTCATAAGCTGATAACTGTCGGCATCAACAAAGTAAAGGTCTGTTTTAACCTTGCAAAACTCTTTGATGTGAATGTTATCTTCCTTGTGCCACATTCCAGTAGTGATATCATAAACGAAGAGAGTCCATACACCGCTTGTGTCCTGCATACAGATATAATATCTATTCCCAATACTACCGCTGACAGCGTTACTATAGCTAACCGCACCGAGAGGATTTGATATGCTTGTTGGCAATGAACCGTCATAGTAACAGACATCTGTTGCAGATTTATAGAACAGAGTTTCATTGAGTATGCAAAGACTCTTAGATGAACCCTTCTGAACACCTCTTACTTTTTGCTCAATTACCTGATAATTGCTCGGCATTGAGCCGTAAACCTTGTGTATGCAATTTTCTTTGAAGAATAGTAAATAACTACCGTAAGCAATTGCACCTGTCCACACACCGTCAGAGCCAACGGAAACAGCATAAGAGTCCGTTGATATACCTGCATATACAAACCAGTTCTTGAAATCACCCTGCTTGCAAGCATAGATTTCATTGACGATTTTGCCCTCGTTGTTAAGACCGTAATGGCATCCCCACAGACGGTTGTTTGATTCGATAACGAAATCCATAATCGGAGCAACACGCTCAAGCTTGACCGTACCTGCAGACTGAGTGACAACATTATCAAGTATTGCAGTAACTACAATCCAGTTTTCCTTCTCATCAATAGACTTGATAAGCATTGAAGTGTTAAGAGTATCAATCTGTTCTTTGATTTTGTCACTACCCGAAGAGGATGAGGAGTCACAACCGCTGATTGTTACGGCATCACCTTCCTTGAAACCTTTACCAATGCCTGTTGACTCAATACGCACATAGGTTGTTGAGAGAGATGACCACATCCGTGTGTTTGAATTCCATACCTTCAAGTAGTGCGTGTCACCGCTTGTATCAAGCCATTTGTAACCGTTTGCGACTGTTTCCTTCTCACCGACATTAGGTGACTCATCACCTACATAGACATAGTTTTCACCTTTTGGGTTTTGGTACTGATATTTAGTGCCATCTTGCGTACACATCGTATATACAACATTGTTGACCTCTGTTGCTATTTCAATAGTGTTATCAAGATATCCCCAGTCAGATATATCTTCCGTATTAACAAAGACCTTGTCAGGGAAAATAACAAGGTATGCACCCATTGATACCATTGTTTTTTCTGTGTCTGTCAAAATAATATGGTCAACCTTTTCGCCGTCAATGTATAAATACATACCGTCAATGTAGCAGAGGTTATCACGGCTTGCCATGCATTTTGGTTTGGTAAACTGTTGTACAATACCTCTCTTATCTCTCGGTGACAACACAGGATAGTAATTGCCTGTCATATTCTGCATATCATAAAACTCCGTGTCACCGATGCGGATGTTGTGGTTATATCCTGCAAACTGTTCCTGATACTCTCGCTGTGCAGAGGATGAATCAAGCTGTGGAAAATTAAAAGCCATAGTATCACCACCTAAAATGTTATATGAGCAATCTCTTTGGGCATATGGTTGCAATGCCACCAATTGACAAAAGAGTCATAATGGTTGCTGTACTGTGCAGATGATGCGTTGTATCTGTCATACTCCTTGTTGACGAGGTGTATTTGAAGTTCAAGAAATGCTTTGTAAATCTCTACTGCATACGGTTTCGGAATTAGTAACGGCTGATTGCGTGATGTGTTCTCGTCATATCCGATGAAGTCTGTATCTTCATAACCTTCGTGCGTATCAAAGACTTCGTTCTTAACCATTCTGTCGAGAGAGTCAAGCCAAGCAATCTTTTCGTCTTCCGTGCGGTTGTTTGGTACTGTTGCATCAATCATATCAATTGCATCAGCTATTGTAATGTAGTCCATATTTTCATCTCCTTAAAAACAAAAAAGAGGCGGAAAAACCGCCTCTTAATCTCATAATCAAGCCATCGGCTTGCTGTCTTTGAATGCCATTTTCTTGATGAATTCCCTCGCCTGTGTGCGAGCCTTTGCTTTGTTATTGATAACCTCAGCAAAGATTTCATCTACTTCGACAGGTACATCGGTCTGCACAAGAATATTGTGACCGTTGACCGAGAAGAATTCCTGTTCTGCTCCGTCACCCTCAATCTGAGGGTCACGAGGAAGAATAACAGTAACTTTCTTGCCTGTAAGACCTGCATTCTTATTTGAATTTGTAGCCATATAAGATAATCTCCTTATCAATTTTCCTCGTCAACAGATGAGTAAGAAGAACCTGACTCGACACGGAGGATTCTCTCCTCATAAAGAATTTTAGCGCCGTGGCTAAATTTGTAGCCGACTGTGCTGTAAAGTTCGAGAGGACCGCCGATTTCCGACTTATCCTTGATAATCATATGCATTGACTCGTTCTCAGGCTCAATGATACCGAAAGCCTTTGCACCGAGGAAGAGCGTGTCATATGTAGCGATGCCGAGTTTGTTGTGTGCATGAATCTTACATTCCGTTGATTCAACGAAACGGCAACCGTGAAGTTCGCCAATTTCGCCCTTGAAGATAGGAGCTGTGTCATTGTACTTGTGGTACTCTTTCCACTCGTCAGACTCTGTAAGGTCATGAGCGACCGAGGGATGGATAAGACATACATAGCTACCGTTAATCTTCGGTGCTTTGTTCTTCTTGAGCCAAGTAACAGCCTTTTTAACGACCGCAGGAGTGAGAACACAATCTGCTGTGAGTGTATCTCTTGTTGAGATTACTGTACCGTCCTTCTTCGGGCAGTACATAACAGAGTTACCTGCAATGAGGACATTTCTTGTGAGTGTGTCCATAGTCGCACCTGCCGATGCACCCATCTCCTCAGTACAGCCCTGGATAATCGGGTCATATGCCTCATATTCGAGTCTGTCTGTGATTGTGGTGTAATCGCCGTGCTGTGATGTTGTACCTTCAATCTTCGTCATACCGAAAGCCTGTCCTGTCGGTGTAACACCTTCGGTAATCGGTGTAAGAGCCTTCGGGAATGTGTTGAATTTACGCCATTCACACTTATTGCCGTGAATCTTCTGCTTGTCACCGAACTGATTGAAGATGAGTTCTGCTCTTGCGTTTTCGAGAAGTGAAGTGTCGTAGAATGTCTTCATTGTCGGGGACATTCCACTTGCGGATGTTTTGTTTGCGTTCAATGTTGTTTCGTCAGCGAAAAGCTGGAGAATAAGATTGTACATAATATTAGACATAATAATGCTCCTTTAAAATTAGAATTTGGGAGCAACACCTGTTCTTAAAAACTGTTCCTTGATACGCTTAAAGTCATCAAGAGTAAACTGTGACGGGTCATCCTTCACAATGACGGATGCACGGTGATTCATACCGTTTTCCCTCGGCCTTTCTTTGTTAGCTTTAACCGCATTTGCAGTATTGATAGCTGTCTGATTGACCGCATTGTTTACTGTAGCATTGAGAATATCCTTGTAATGAATCACACGGTAAGCGTTGTCTACCGACAGACCGATACCGCCTAACTCCTGCGGGTCAACGAGCTTGCGAAACTGAGGATTACTCATTTCTGTTTCAAGGTCGAAAGAAGGAAACTGCTCTTTCATTGCATCCGACTGACTCACAAGGTTTCTGCAATGATTGTCGATAAATATCTGTCTTTCTCTGTCTGCCTGTTCACGCTTGTTGTTCTCAAGAATTCTCTCTGCTTTCTTGACTTTGACATATTCCTCAACAGGTAATCCTGCCTCAAGAGCCTCATCTTCATACAGCTTCGTGTCATTCTGGATGCTGTTGCTGAGGTCATCAAGGAAACTGTCTGATGCGGAATCAAGTCCGTATCTGACATTAGCTATGTTGAGGATGTCACGCATTCTTGCGTTCTCAGCCTTGAGCGACTCCTGCTCCTTGAATCTCTTCGAGAAAGCTTTGTCCATATACTTCTGGGCATCGTCTTTCCACTCGTCAGACTTGACGAGTTCAGCAAAAGTCATTTTCGGCTTTTCTTCGGGAACAGCACCGACTTCGGTGTTGCTTGTACTCTGCTTACCGTAAACAATCTTCGGTGCAGAGCCTTTACCATCGGCAGGGAACGATGTGCTTGTTGTTTCTCCTGCTAAGCCTGTTGAACCTTCACCTGTTCCTGCTCCTGCGGATGCACCTGCAGATGCACCACCGCCACCGTCAGCAAAAAGCTGAATGTTGAAACAACGGAACATAAGTTCAGTAACAACGGCTGTTGAGATAGTCTTATCCATTGCTATCTCCTTCCATAAAAAGTCTGTGGTTAAGGTCACGAGCCTATGTTCTCAATTTATCATTGCAGAATAAAATACCTCAAACCATCAATTTCAAAACGATAAAAAATTTTGCAATTCGTAAAAATGGGTGTTTTTTACGAATTGAACATTTTGCGGTCATCAGCAAAATGTTATTTTGGGTATAAAAAAGCACCCATAATCGGGTGCTTAGAAACCTTAGAAGCCTTGGGAGAGAATTGGGAGGAAATCAGATAACGGTCAGCTTGATGTTATTGGGATAGTTCTCGGCAAGCAGATTAAAGCCTGTTGTAACGGTCATAAAAACTAACTGCACATTAGGCTCGTATTCCTCATTAGGCTTGCATCTGTATGTAACACGCTGTTTCTCGCCCTCGCCATTGATGGTAAATGACGGCGATTCTGTCATAGCTGTGCGGAATTCTTCAAGCGTGTTTGCAAGTGTGTACAAGAGCGTTGATGCCCCTGCACACACAATGTCCTTGCCGTTCTCGGCAAAGTCTGCGTGACCTCTCATTGTTACGGTGTAATTCTTTGTGTCGACTTTAACTTTAAGCATATAGTATTCTCCTTACTACTGATTAACCTGAGTTGATGCCTGTGCTTTTTCCCTTGCATTCGTCATGAATGACCTTTCGGATGTATCGTCTGTTGTAATGCCATCAACAGAGAGATTACCGCTCGGCTCTTCGGAATTGTTTCCATTTTCAACGAGAATCGCCTGTGCAAGCTGTTCAGCCATCTGCGTGCCATTCTGCATATCTACCTGCTGTGCAAGGTTGAACGCAATCTTCTGTAACTGCTGATACTTATCAAACATCGTGCCGTTTTGCATTATCATCTGTATGATTTCATCCTTGTGTGCAAAATCCATTGTCTGTAACAGCATAAGCGACATATCAACATTCTGAGGAGAGAACACACCGAGGTTGTACAACTGTATCGCAAGTTCGTTCTGCTCCATCTTTGTGTAAGGCGAGGCTTTCTGTGCGGTTACTTCTATATCAAAGCAAGGCAGTCTGAGTCCCATATCTCTGCCGAGAATGCTCGGTTGTTTCTGTGGCTTGAGTCCTGCGTTGTTGTACTGTACAAATTTTTCTTGTCCGTATTTGCCTGTAATGCGGTACTCTCTGAGTACATCGTAAAATTGACGGATTAATTCAATGACCATATTCGTAATCTTGCGGTGCATCGTGTACATAATCTTGTTATGAGTACGGCTCATCTTACCGCTCTGTTCCTGCATTGTCGCAATAGCCGATGCGGCGGTAACTCCCGAAGTGCTACCACCATTGTTCACATCACGGTTACCGAGTGTTTCTTTCATCTCAGCTATGAGGTTTTCCCTCATATTCACAACAAATGTCGGTACTGGTGAGGTTGTAATCGGCATGATTGAGTCATCGTTTAAACTACCTGTTGTGTGTACAAAGTCTTTGTTCCAATCAGCGAATTCAGCCTCGTTGACCGCTCCGTTGGTCTTGATGAAGTATCTCGGCTTGCTTGTTACTCTCGCATTGGTAAGCATAGCCTGTGTAAGTACATCTATTGCGTGTTGGTCACCTCTGCCGATGTCCGTATAGCCGTATCCTGCAATACTGCCCTCAACAGGGAATAACGGAGTAACAACAAAGGGATAGAGTCCGTGGTCATACCAACCATTTGGATAGTTTTCTGCATCATTTTCGGTTGCAAAAAGCACCGTACCCTCTACAAACTTACAGTAATGCAAGACCTGATTGCCGTTGCTATCTGACTGCTTATAGAACCAATCTACAACGGTTGTCTTACCGTCTGTATCAATGGCATCATCTGTACGATATTGGTCTGATATAACCTTGTGGCTGTTGAGTTTACCGTTAAGTTGTGGATACTGCTTGACAAGTGATTCGTTATCCACAAGCGAGGTGTGGAATACTTCTTTGCTGTCCTGTATGTCGGTCACACCTGACTCCCAAAACAGATTGAGTATATCAATCTTTTCGACCGATATATCACCGAGTCCATCGTGCTTAGTGCCGTCCCAAAAGACACCAGCACAGCAAACTCCCTGTTTAAGTATGTAGTTGGCAAGTTCTGAGTAAGTGTTTTCGTAATCGTTTTCCTCGAAGATAACAGGTAAGATACTCTTGAGCTTTTCCGCCTCTTCCACATCATCTTCACGCTTAGGTCTGATGTTTGATTCAGGATAACCGTCCATCAAGTCTGCGTGCTTTGATGCAATACAGTTCCACAGCCAAGCTGTTGCGACCTCGTTGTCACCTTTTTTCTTGTTGCCGTTTCGGTCATAGTAATCCCATTGTCGGAGTTTCCAGTAATCCTCGTTCGCTTTGATTCGTCTATCAAGACTTGTCTTGTAGGTCTTGTACCGCATTAAGCGGTCATATGCCTGTAAGACTGTACGCTCGGTTACAACAGGATTCAGCACGGTTTTTGCCTCTGCTGTAGCACTGCCTACAATGCCCTGTGTAGGTGCATTGTCATCAGATGACATCTGCGTTGTCTGCTCGGTTGTTGTGTCATCTTGTGGCAATTCTGAGCCGTTCTGCATATGTTCAAGCTGATTTCGCTCGTCTTGAGTCCACAAAATGCGGTTATCGGGAGCAGACTGCGTTCTCTGCAGTTCTGTCTGCTGTTCTGCCTGTCTACGCTCCTTTTCTTCTCGTCTTTTTTTTCTTCTTAATGCCATAAGTAATTCTTCCTTTCGTTATCTTCCGACAGCGGATTCGGCTGTGGTATCTTTGGCTCAATCTTGCGTGCAGGTGCTATCGGTCTTGACATACACCAATATCGCAACGCATCAGCGATGTGGTCTTCTTGGCTTGTGTCCAAGTCCTCTTTTTTTGTTTCATCGAACATCAACAGAGGCAGAGTCCTTATTGTGTGTTTGCAGTTGCTGAACACATAAAGCATCGGCTTTCCGACTTCATCAAATGCAAAACGGTAATGCATCTGCATCCATCCTGCAATACGGTCATTCTGTCCTTTGTCGAAGTAAATACCGTATTTTTCGGCTACATCATTGACGGATTCGCCTCTTGAGCCATCCCAAATTGCAGGGTCTGCCACTCCTTGAATATCCCGACCTGCAAGCTGTGGCTGTGTGTGTTCGTACTCCGACAACATCTCAAACTGCTTATACGGTTGCCATTTAACTCCTTCATTCGGTGTTGCGGTGCATCCGTAATATTCATCGATAACATACGCTCTGCCGTCATAGTCTACAGCTATGTACAGCATTGCAAACGGTTTACCGTAACCAAAGTCATATGCTCGATATACTCGCCATTCCTGCGGAATATCAAACGGCTCTATCACATTTGTGTATCGACCATACTTGAGAGCATCCTCGGGAGATAAGCCGAGCTTGTGTGCCTCCGCAACATCAACCTCAGTCCTAAAATCCTCAAAAAACATACCCTCGAAGACATCCCATCTGCCGTAGAGCCAAGCATCACGGAGTTTCGGAGGCAATGCCTCAAGCTGTTGAATGTACTCAGGCTGACTTTCCATCAACGCTTTGTTATCTGTTACAAGCGACTGAATAAAGCAGTAATCGTCAGCTTGTTCATACTGACCGAATTTGCGGTCAATGAACAACCGCTTGAAATAACCGTGACTCTGACCGCCTGGATTCAAAGTATAATAAATTCTTTTCGGATAATCATTTACACCACGCAAGCAAGCCGTAATAGCCTTGATTTGGTGTTCAGAGAGCAAACAAGCCTCGTCAATGAAAATCACATCAAATTCAGCACCTTGATATTGTTGAAGGTCAGCATCATTTTTACAATAGCCAAATTTTATTGTCGAACCGTTCGGAAATGTAAATATCTTGTCCTGTGTGTTGTATCGGGCGATTCCTGCCAGTTCTGCTCTTAGCGTGTTAATGTGGTTGTTGAGCAATTCGGGATATGTCCTACGGACTATAAGTGTCTTTATCCCTGCGTACCTCGCACACAATAATTTGGCTTTCATTCTCACAGCAAAGGATTTTCCTCCGCCCCTTGCACCGCCATACGCAACATACTTCTGCTTTGCAAGCAAGAATTGTCTTTGCTTGTCATTCGGTACACCTAAATAGTTAATCTTTGTCATTCTGCGTACCTCTCTGCCTCATCTGAAAGTGCGAACATAGTCGGCTCTATGTTGTCCTTGTCCTGCTGTGCTTTGAGCCGTTCGCGCTCAAGTGCAAGCCTCTCACGCTCAAGTGCGAGCCGTTCAGCCTCAAGTCTTCCGATAATGCCGTGTAGATTCTGTTTGACTTCCACGGCATCTTTTAACGCTCTTGACAGGCTCTGCAGGTCTTTAGTCTGCATTGGTGGAATGACATCATAGCCGTTCGATTCATCGCCCTCTCTCCTCAAAAAATCAAGGATTAAATCATCCATCTTGTCTGAGGCTTTAATGAGCTTTGTCATTTTATTAACTTTTTGTTTTTCAATTTGTTCAGTAGCTTTTTTGTAGACATTTTGTGTCACTTTTTGTCTTTTTTCACGCAGACCGTACTCGTCTATATGCCTACGCAGGGTTGACTCTGCCATACCATATTTTTTACGGATTTCAAACTGCTCCAAGCCGTTAATGTACTCTTGCTCTATTTCGTCCCACGGATATTTATTTGATGACATTGTCACACCTCTTTTGCACTATAATGTTTAAATTAAATACTATATAAGCAAAAAAAATTTCGCTAACCGCACACGGCGAACGGTCAGCGAACGGTCAGCGAACAGTCAGCGAAAAAATATTTTTTCAAAAAAATTTAAAAAAGCTATTGACAAGGCACGAAATTCGTGCTATTATAAAGGCACAACAGAGGGAAACCTCAATAAAACAAAAGGAGAAAACACTATGCGAGTTATGAAAGGTACAAAAAGAGAAATAACATTATTTGAATGGGGCGAAGTTTTAGCAAAAGCTGAAAAGAGATTAGCAGATAGCAAAAAATGTTATGAGCTTTTCGGCGACGAAGATAGCAGAAAGTGGGTGGAGGAAGATACCGCAAAGGTGAATAAGATTAAACAGCAAATCAAAGAAGTGACCGAGTTTATGAACAAACACGGTATTAAATAAAAACGGGCAGAAAGGAAAAAACACTATGACAAACACAAAATGGTTTAACAATCCAAAAACACTTGAAGAACTCAAAAAGCAGTACAAAAAACTTGCAATGGCACATCATCCCGATTGTGGTGGAACAACAGAAGAAATGCAAGAGATTAATGCTGAGTATGACGAACTCTTCGCAGTTCTCAAAAATGCAAAATCAACCGCAGACGGCAAAGTTTACGAAACTTCCGAAGAAGTGAAAGAAACTCCCGAAGAATTTAAAAAAATCATCAACGAGCTTGTTAAATTGCAGGGGATTGAAATTGAAATCTGCGGTAATTGGGTATGGGTAACAGGTAATACATACAATTGCCGTGAACAGCTGAAAGCCCTTAAATTCAGATTTTCGAAGAAGAAAACAGCGTGGTATTATCACAACGAAGATTACAAAAAGAGGAGTAAAAAAACATTCAGTCTTGATGAAATCCGTGAACTCTTCGGAAGTGAGAAAATTACACAAAAACAATCACTTTTGGCATAATATCTAATCGCTGTGCTATCGGCTTGACGGGCAGAAAGAAAGAGGTAATAAAATGAAATACGGTTATAAAGTTGTTAGAAGATTATTAAGCGATGAATTAAGAGCTTTATGTGTCGAAAGAGCGTGGTACACAAGTGGTGATAATGATGAATATAACAATATGCTTGCTATGGCGAAGAAAGATGATATTACAAGTGATGACATTGTGGAAATAGCAACTGACATTCTTGAACATACTGATGAGTTAAATTGGGATGATTTCATATATGTATGTGATGAAATCTTGCTAAAGTGTCATTCGTTTATAACTGAGCAAACGGTATGACGAGCAGAAAGGCAGAGTAAGTAATGGCAAAGCGGTTTGAAAAGGCAAAGTATTACACCGAAAAATACAAAGATATATTATTACCATGTAAGCATTGTGGGAATAGAAAAATTGTTATTGCGCCCGAGAGAGGTCTTTTAGGCGATAATAAAGACTATTGGGCTGTTTGTTGTTCAACCCCCGCTTGCGATTGCACAGGCGATTATACAAGTGTAAGAGTCGCAGTAAATAGGTGGAACGAAATGCAACACAATTATTTAGGTGAAGAATAAGGGGGGTAACGGTATGAATACGAATGATGTAACAGCATTAACAAGAATTTTTGCAAAAAGAATAAACGAAATGATAAACGAGTATATAACGCTTGACGAATTAGGCGGTATATTTGCAGACCTCGAAGCGTTAGAAAATCTTTCAAGCAGATTAACAACGCTTAAATCAATAGTTGATAGTATTGAATGTAAGTAATTAACGAAAAATACGATAGACAAAAGTCGCTGAGTTATAAGAAAAAAGAGGTTTTTTAAATTATGAGAAATTGGAATGTGTTCGCTATTCACAAAGGCGGTCAAAACGCTGATGAAGAAACTTACAATAGCAAAGCAAAGGCAATTAGAGTCGCAAATAAAAAACTTGTAGAAGGTGAGGAATATGAAAGTATAAGTGTTATAGCCGACAATGGTGAAGAATTATTGGACGAAACAGAAATAATAATGAAATAAAACAAATATCTTTAAAAATTTTCAGATTTTTTCAAAAAAGTATTGACAACACGAAATCCGTGTAGTATATTATAATCAACAAATCAAAACACAGGGCAACACCCACAGACCAAAAAAGGAGAAAAAACACTATGGAAATTAGAACATTTAATGACTTCGAGAATCTTAAAAAAGGAGCGTGGCTCGAAGATGGAAGCGGAATATATGAGGTGGTCGCCACTTACAACGAATTTAATGAGTGCATTGGTCTTGCAGAAGTAATATTTAAAGATGATGAAAGTGATGAATACACGCTTGGCACGAAGAATCCAAATGTAACTTTTTCCGATGTAAGGGGCATTGAAATTATCGCTTAATCGCAGAGTGACCGACCTTCGGGTCGGGTAATGCGGACGGTCAGACGGTCACAATCCCAAAGGTGTGTTTCAGGTTCGAGGACATTTCAGAAGATACCAAACAGGCAAGGTAGTGTGGATTGATGGTTACATGAAAGGAGTTGATAAGGACGATGACAATTAAAGAGGCACGCATTAAGGCAGGATTAACACAGCGAGCAATGACGGATTTGTTACTTATTCCGTATCGTACTGTACAAGATTGGGAGTCGGGAAAACATAACCCACCGATTTATGTCGAAAAGTTAGTTATTGAAAAACTTCTGCAAATTGCAGAACAGTCAGCAGAACAGTCATAAAAAAACAAAAAAGGCACACCATAAACGGTGTGCCTTTCCTGCATAGGTAAATAGTTAATATATAAAAAATTATGATGACAATTTAAACAGCACGCAATTTTTGCGTGTTGATAGTCAAGCAAGATGACCTCGCACACTATGACATAAGCGAGGTCATCTATACGGAAGAAAGGATAAAAAAACTAATCTACCACAGTAGAAATTAAAAAAACAAACTTCCGCACTTCTATGATACTACTTTTTCGGCTTGCAGTCAAGCTCTTTGTATAGTAAACAACAGAAAAGACTCAGCCAAAAGCTGAGCCTTTTCCAGTTTAAGAACTAATAGTTTATGCTTGCGTAAGTAAAAAACAAAACCTTACACAACATTATGATACATTGCAATTATGTGTTTGTCAAGACATTAATAATGTCCTTTAGGTTTTAATCACTGAATTTATTCTTTTCTCTGCTATTTTGTAATACTTTTCATCAAGCTCTATTCCGATAAAGTTTCGGTTTGTGTTTACGCAGGCAACACCTGTGCTTCCACTTCCCATGCAATTATCAAGGACTAAATCACCCTCGTTTGTATATGTTTTGATTAAGTATTCAAGCAAGTCAACTGGTTTCTGTGTCGGATGAAATCTTTTTGTGTTCTGAATCGCATTAAATTTTTGAATGCTTGTTGGGTACCGAACACCTTCATTATGTGTAATAATTTTTTTACCTCCACCGTACGCTTCACCGACATTACCGCCACCTGATGTATAAGGTTTTCCTTTTGTAAAACATGGCTTATATCGCAATTTTTTTTTACCAAAAACACAGATGATTTCGTAATTCTTCAACGGTTGATTTTTAGCATTCAAGAAATTTGTTCCCTGCGGCTTCTGCCATATCCAATCATATTTATACATTTTCAAATTGCTACTTCTTAATTTCGTTGCAAACGGTTCCTGTGCGAATAAAACAATCGCGGCATTATCTTTAATTATCCGATTGTATTCTTGCCATAATGGTTCAAAAGGAATAATTGAATCCCATTTGCATCGTGTTGTTCCGTACGGTAAATCACAAAGTATCATATCGGCGATGTTGTCTGGAATGTTTTTCATTAATTCAAGACAATTACCTTGATACAGTTCTATCATTTATTTCACCTCAATTCTTTAATAATATTTGCTAACTTTGCAACGGTGCGAAATATTTAACATCAGCCAAGTGCCTTTTTTGCGTTTGAAATTTTAGTTTTTAGCTTGCTGACATAATTATTCATCAGCTTTGCGGTTGCATTGATTGTGTCGACTCCAACCTCACCGTTAACCTTGATTTTCGCCAGAGCCTGTACTTCTCTGACAGCCTTTTCTGTTCCGTCACCGAAACCTGCCGATGAGTCAACCTTAGTCTTGATGATACCTGCATTATACAGGTTCAAAAGCTGTTTTTTGTACGCAAGAATAGCATTGTTTGTTAAACCCTTCTTAATCATTTCTTCCTTCACCTCTGATTTTGATTTGATAATGTTTTTATTAATGATTACATCAGTATCAACATTACCGCTGATACCGCTGATTCTGCCGTTATCGGCATTCTGCCATATATCACAAGACTTGGATGGGTTTGATGACCACTGTGCAAGCCAAATACTGTATTTACTCCTGAGCCTTTCATAATCAAGGTGATTGTTGAGCCAGTTAAGATTACTGTACACTCCTGCACGATAACCGCCCGATTTAATAGCATCGCAAAAAGCAATTGCAATGTTCGTCAGAGCAGACATACCGAGCCTTGTCTGACCGCTCTCCTCGAGGTCATAATATACAGGTAATTCAAGCGTTTTACCTTTGATGCACGCAAGGCATACCTTAGCCTCCTGCTTTGCCTCTGCAACGGAGTATGCGTAAGAGTACCAGTATACTCCGACCGCAAGACCTGCCTTCTTAGCGTTCTTGTAATGCGTTTCAAATTCAGAATCTTTCTGATAGGTTTCCTTACCGAATCCTGCACGGATAATCACAGCATCAATACCGCTGTTTTTTACTTTGGTGTAGTCAACTCCCGTCTGACAATAGCTGACATCAATTGCAGTTACTTTCATTATTTTCCTCACTTTCTTAGCTTTCTTCGGTTACTTCGGGCAGACCTGCAACGCTTGTCAACACAGACAATACACCTGCAAGCAGAGATGCCGAGCCTACCGCAAGCCAATTAACATCTGTCATAACGGCAGACACTCCGATTGTTGCAATAGCAGTCTGTGCGACAGTCTTAATTGCTCTGACCGCCGTAGCTTTCGCCCATTCTTTTGTGAAGATTTTTTTCATTTTCAATCTTTCCTTTCGCTGATTTTTTCGAGGTCTTCAATCCGATGATTTGCGACCTTAATTTCTTCGTCAACAACAGCGTTGTGCTGTTCGATTCTGTAGGTTCTCTCAATCAGATTGTTGTGCTTTTCAACCTTTTCTTCAAGCTTTGAAATCCTGTAGCTTGACATACGATTGCTCGCCAACACACCGCAGAGAGAGCCTATAACCGTGCCTGTGAGAGATACAAGCGACACGATAACTTCGGGGTTCAATTTCATCACTTCGCTTTCGTTATGTTACCTTGTGAGTGACTTCATTATGTGTTTTTTTTCATTGAAATACTAACCTCAAAAAATAAACTTTCAAACATATACTTTTCGAGATGGATGTGTTATAATTAAATCAGCAGGAAAAGGACTCCTGCTGTGATTTTCATTGTTTGTCATCTTCTGATGACTCGGACGGACAGAGGTTGTTCGATGACTTGTTTGCGTGACTTCGGCAGGGCATCCGACAACACTATCTTTCAGTGTGTTTCAATTGTGGATGTTGAAACACAACAACAATTAACAGGCTGTCCGTCCTGCCTTTCTACAACTACCTTCTTGATATAAATGCAATACTCTCACCCTCCTATGGCAGAACAAAAAGAGCATCTCCAAAATGAGATGCTCTTTTTGCTTTATCTGCGATTTTTATTTTTCCTTAGATTGCGACTTATAATACTGCTTGCAAGAGCGTTCTGTGATTCGATATGCTCCCATATGTAATTATTCCTCTTCCGTACATCCTCTTTGAATGCTTTGTACTTTTCACAATTGCTATGGCATCTCAGATGCCTCTCTGAGCAGTTATAACAGCAGTTATTTACCTGTTGAGCCAAAGCACCATCGCCTCTTTCTGTTTTATCAAGGCTGTTGAGGTAATGCCGTGCTTGACATTCAGACCGCTCTTGGATATCAGAACCCCTGCAATATCCAATGGGATATGAATGTGTACTCCGCTATCAATAAATACACTTCTGTGAGCGGGTACAACTACATCAATCGGTGAACAGATGTCATATCCAACATCTGTTGCGTGTGCCTTTTCGGGCATTCTTGCACCGTCATCAAGTTTAATTTTCATAACTACTGATTTCATTTAATTTCATTCTCCTTTTCAAAATAAAATTTTATAGGCTTTTCAACTTCCTGAATTAAACCATACTTTTTTGCTAAACGATATATAAAAACCTTTTCAAGTCTTGATGTTAATTTTCCTAACTGCTCTCTAAAATCTTCGATAGGCATTGTTGATTTGTAGAAATTACACATTCTACAAGCAGGATTATAATTTTCAATATCGTTCGCACCATTATACCAATAAACGCTGTATATATGGTCAACTTGCATATCCTTTAATGTAATTTGACAACCACAATAAGCACAATGACCATTATATTTTTGATATACTTTAAGCCGTGTATGTTTTGATATAGATTTTCTATTACTCATTATATTACCTCAATCTGTAACACACAATAAAACCGCAGGACCCTCACACTTAAACAGTATTTTTTCGTAAGGTTCAATAATTTCTGTTTTAACACCCTCTCTACTTACTAACTCCTGTGCAAGTTTACAAGTAGGTAAAGACTTTAAATTATCTGTATCTACAGCATCACTACAGATTTTTTCTGCCCGCTTAAAAGAATCATAATCATCTGTTTCAAACTGTATCTTATATTTTTTAGTTGTATTATCAATTTGTGTATTATATGAAATCATTATTTAATCCTCCTTAAAACTGATAAACTTATATATTTTACAAAATCTACCCTTAGTTGCTTTTGTTAATCGCTTTTTAACATTGCAAAAACCTCTATCATCTCTATAGGCATTTGCACAGTCAAAAACAAAATATTTACAGGTACCACAACGAGGGTGCTTTTTTCTGTATTCATCAGGTTTCATTACTGCCTACCTCACTTTCAAGCCAATGTTTTGTGCAGTCAATACAGCTGTCGTTGAATCGCTTTTCCATAGGACAGCCGACATACGGAGTGCCGTACGGGCAGTCAAAAAAATTCATACAACTCCGAGCCATTTCGTCAATTGACATCTGTTTGATTTTTTCAAAGTTTGTCATTGTGTTCACACCTCACTTCAACAATTCATCTGTTGTGATGTTAAATAAATTCGCTACAGCTATTATGGTTTCAATATTAGGTTCAAATTTTCCCTGCTCATAGTAAGATATACTTGTCCTGCTCAAATAGAGCTTTTCGCCCAACTCATCTTGCGTTAATCCATTTTTAAGTCTTAACGTTTTTAGCTTTTCGGGGAATGCCATTACTCTTCACCAATCCTCTCCATCAAAACTTAATTGTCCGGGCAAAACACCATCCTGCATCCACCAATGAAAGACCTCAAGTCCATTAGCGTGTTGTGTAGCTTTGCCTCTTCGCATTCGCATTTCAAGCATTTTATCAAAAGCTTTTATGTACATATTTTGATATTTTGGATATCGTGCAAATTCCGCAAATCTCTTCTTTTTACCTGCCAATGGACAGCCGATGCATCCAACACGATTAAATCCACAATTGTATAACGGATTAAGAATAAGATGCTCTTGGTTGATGTACTCCCAAACATCACTATCCGACCAGTCACTAATAGGGTTGAAGATTATCTTCCCTTGTAACTGACAATGCTCAACTATCTGCCTCTTATCGTCATTGTCATTGTTAAGGACAATTTTATTTGACAGATTAGAAGAATAAGTTTCGATTATTCCCTTCGACCGTCTTTTCGTGCTTTCCGCTCTCCGCACCCCTGTGACGAGGGCACGATTCGCACCGCCTGTTTCTTTCAGAATTGCACAACAATATCTTACTAACCTTGTGGGTGGAATACCTTTTTGTACTATCAGTGACCACATAGATGTCGGCTTTTCCTTGTATCTTGGCATATCAATGTTGCATTTAATGCCTTTAGATTCCAATTCCTTAAATTTATTGCGTATGTGGTAAACTGTTTCGGGAGCATCAGCCGTTGTGTGACTATGTTGAGCTTCAAAGTCTATACCCGATTTAATCGCTAAATCTAAAATAATGTCGCTATCTTTGCCACCTGAGTAACAAAGCATAAGCGGTTTATCATAGTAGCGTTTACTTATTTCTGCTCCGTCACGAAGTCGCATTATAGCAACCTTTTCTAAGTCCATTACTCTTCACCTCTCAACGATTTGGCAATTCTTTGTTGATTCTTGCAGATAAGGTCATTTATGTTACAAAATAAATAATATGTCAACCCTCTTATCTCTTCTATATCATCTGTGACCATAATGCGATTGAGTTCACCGTCAATCGTATCACGGGTGTTATTGATTTCC